TTCCTCTTCCGTGAGGTTCCCATCAATAAATTTCTTTTCAAGCTCGCGGAACTCCAACAAGTCCGGATTGCTGATGAATCCCTCACGCCGGAAGGTCCCGTCCGGAATCTCGTACCGCCACTTCCTGTCCGCCCCGCGCTCCCAGCCCGTAGCCAGACGAATCGTTTGGGCGTCCTTCCCGGACTGCTCCATCTCGCGGGCGACATTCAGGTTATCGATGCGGACCGTTCCCTCCTCCGCAGCATCCAGAGCTTCCGCCCCGCGCTTGCCGATGATCTGGTAGTACTCCTCCGCCTCCCGTACCGCGGCCTCCTCCTCGGCCTCGATGAGCTGGAGCAGACGCCCTTCGGCTCCCTTGGGCTTCTTCTTCCTCAGCCTCCGCGCCAACACACGCAGTCTGTTCTCAATCTCTTCTCCGCGCTCATTCTTACGGACGAACTCCGGGTCATCGCTCCACAGCATTCGATCGAATTCCTCACGGGGCAGATTTTCAATCCACGTCTCGATCTCGCCATACTCTTCCCGGAGGGCCAGCGCCTCCGTCTTTTCCGGGCTCTCCGGCCAGGTCTCGATCTCTCCGTCGGGCTCGAAATTCTGCCACGCCTCAAGCATCAGCGCCTCGTCCCGTCCCGGCCCCTCCGGCCAGGTCTTCGGGTCGCTGTAGTCGTAGTCCTCGCTTTCGCGCACCGAGAACTGCCGATACTCCTCCCTAACGTACGGCCTTCCCCCCGCGTCCTTGACGCCGCGGAGCATATCGGCTATAGTGACTTCGGAGGCCCCGCGTAGTTGCCGTTCCGGAAGAACTCCCGAAAGGGGTGTGCCGGAGAGGCGCGCGGGGCTTTCATTTTGCCGTTCAACAATGAGGTCGTTCAAATCGACCTCAACGGGTGTCCTTCCATCACTATTTTTGCTTTCATGCGCGACAATGCGCAGGGTCTTCAGCCCATCGGACGACCAGACGGGAATATAGAAACGGTGAATATTCTTGAGGTGCGTCTTGCTGGACTTCTGATTCGGGCTGCTCTCGATCAGCGTCGCGTTCTGTAGAACGTCCCGCAGGGACATCAGCCCCGCGGTCCTCGTGTCCATGTCCTCGTAGGTCAGCCCTTTCCACGAGGAGCGCACGACGTGTTTCGCCGCCGAGTTGGACGGCAACCCGATCATCGCCTCCCCGTCGGCGCTTATACTCGGCTCCTTCCCCACAAACTCTGCTTTCAAAAAGTCCAGGAGCTCTTGCGGCGTCACCTGCTGCGCGTCGGGAATTTTCCCGCTCAGATCCAGTATGGGCACTTTTTGCCCCAAGTCCACGCCGGCGTTGACGGGATGCGTGTAGACGTCCCGCATCCTGCTGATGTCGCCGGTCCCGCGGTCGTACTGAAACCGCAGGTTCCACTCGGGCCGGCGCGCCATCTCCTCGATGTCCACCCCGGCGTATCGCGCCTCGTTGGCGATGGCGGCGGTCCAGATCGTGCTGTAGAGCTCCGCCTCCCGCCTCCCGACCTTCTTGTGCCCCAACGCCTCGAACTGCGTCCGCAACCCGTCCCGAATGCGCTCGGCCTTTTCTCCGGCCTCCTGGACCGTACGCATCGCCGAGGCGGCCGCATCGATGTCGGCCCGGTTTCGCTCGTCCCGCGTTCTCTCGAACTCCTGCGCTTCGTTGCGGCTCATGCCGTCGTCGGAGTAGCGGAGGTCATTCTTGACTTTTTCGTAGATGTCCGGGTTCTTCAGGATGGCCGCGGTCGGAATCTCCACGGCCCCTCCGGTCCGCGCCGCCTCATCCAGGCCGTCCCCAATTCCCAGCCGTTCCGCCGCGGCATATGCGTCCTCCCCAAAAGTCTGGAAAAACACCGCGCCGTCCACGTTCACCTTCTCCTGCCCCTGGCCGCCGACGTACTCCACGAAGTCGTCGAAGGCCTCCGGCGAGCGCTCTCGTACCCTGGAGGCCTCCGCTGCCTTCACGGCCTCGTCCATCACGGCCCCGATCCTGGTCGACTCCCGAGCCTCACCGGCCTCGGCACGATGCTCCCGATACTGTCCCATCGCTGTGCCCAGGGCCGTCCCCCCGCCGCTAAACACCAGCCCGACTCCGACCCCGACGGCCCCCTCGTACAGCAGCTGGCCCCAGTCGTTCTCCTCGCCCAGGGCACGGTTCGAGATGAGGGACTGCCCAATCTCCTCGCCGCCCTCGAAGAGTGACGAGAGCAGGAGGTTCCCGCCCCGCTTCACCCAGTACGCGGCCCCCCTGCCCATCGGGACGCCGAACGTCAGGCGGTCCTGCAGGAAGTTCGAGAGGTACAGCAGCCCGAAATTCGGAAGGTAAACCTCGTTAAAGCTCTTGTCGTAGGCCTCTGCGGGGTCCATGCCCCGATCGACCAGTTCTCTCCAAACATGGGCCTGCTCCAGCTGAGCCTCGCCGTTGGTCTGAATAAGGGAGCTCAGCGCGGCCCCGGCCGTCGCCCCCAGTGGACCGCCCAGCACAGCGCCCCCGGTTGTCAGCGCGGCGGACACCGGCATCCCCGTCAGCGTGTAGGGCGTGCCCCTCACGACGTCGCTGAGCCAGCGGGAGAACGTCCCCTCCTTCGGAAGGACGTAGGGGTCCGGCCGGACCCACTCGGCCCAGCTCCGCCATTCGTCGGCGTTCGACAGCGCGGCTCGGCTCATGGCGGCCGCGACATCCTTGCGGACCTCCTTGGGCAGGCTGGCCAGAAACCCGCGTCCCAGCCCCATGACGCCGCTCGATGTCCCGACGTCGCCCTCCGGCTCCAGGACGCTCGGACTCATGCGGGCCGCGGCCTGCATCTCCCGCACATCCGCCTTCCCCCCCAGAGCATCGGCAATGCCGCTTCGGAAGTCCTTCCATTTGTTGCCCGGCCGAGTGGGGGCCTTCGATGCCGCCAGCTGCTGGAGGGCGTCCCCGACCTTCTTCAGCGTCTCCAGGTCGTCCCGGGCGATCTCCAGCATCCCCGGCGTCTTGAGCCAGCTCACCACCTGCTCCGGCGCGTCGTGAAGCGTCAGGGCGTCCATGCCCATCTGCGCGCGCATCTCCGCGGTGCGCAGCACGTCCCCATCCTTCATCATTCGTTGCGGAATGCCGGTCTGCCGCTCCAGCCACATCCGGTGGGCTGCCTGGTCGGGCGTCTGCTCCCAGGCCTGCCGACGATCCTGGAAGACCTGCGAGATCACGGCCCCCATACCCTGCTTTGCCCGCTGCGCCTCCCACTCGTCGTATGCCTTGATCTCCTCCGGCGTGGCGGGGCGTATGAACCGGTTCCAGTCGATAGTGCTCCGGCTCCGGTCCCTCAGTGTCAAAAACGGCTCCGAGTCATTGCCAGCCGTCTCCGCGCCGAAGGTCGCTGTCCCCTCCCCAAGGGAGGGCGGGGGTGCGTATCCCGGCCGCAGCGCCGGACCGTCGTCCTCGGCGTCACGGCGTTCATCTATGGTGTAATCGAAATCGTCGTCTAGCGTTATGGACATGTCGTCCTCCGGATTAAAAAATTACCCCAGCGTCGCCGGGTCCACGTATTTTCTATCAATCTTCACTCCGCCCACCTATGCATGAGAAGAGGCGTGGGGAGAGCTTTGTTTCTTTGCCATGTTGTTCTGCCCTTTATCCCTGCCCTGTTTGATATTTTTGTAGTGACTCAGGACAGCCGGGACGTACCGTTTCGTTTCATTCGGCCACTTGGACCTGTCCTGGTTCGCCCTGGCGGGCCCGGCGTTATAGGCCGCCAAAGCCTTCTCCACATTCCCGTCGTAGCGCTGAAGCAGTTGCCCCAGCAGCTTCGTCCCGCCGCGTATGTTCTGCCGGATGTCAAAGGAGTCCGTAACCCCCAGCCCCCTGGCGGTTTTAGGCATCAGCTGCATGAGTCCCTGGGCCCCGGCGCGAGAGACCGCCTTGGGCTTCCACCCCGACTCCTGCTTGATGACGGCCCTGACGAAATCGGGGTCTACCCCAAACTCCGCCGCAGCCTCATTGATGACGGTATTCATCTCCGGCGTCTCCCCGCGTACCGGAGGCGTCCTGCCGCTCCCTTTCTGCCCCCCCTGCAAGGAGGGGCGCCCCGAAGAGGCGGGGGAATCGTACGGCGTCCCATCCGGCATCATCTTGGGGCGCTTCTGCCGTTTTTGCCGAGGTTCGGCGGGGGCCTGCGCCCCCTGACCCTGTCGATCGGGGATCGGCTGGAGCGGTTCCGGCTGCCTGGGGGGCCCTTCGCCCTCGCCCAGGATCGGCAGCTCGTAGGACTGCGAGGGGTCGTAGCGTTCGTAGCTGCCGTCGGCGTTTTTGCGGACAAACCCCTGACCGGGGACGTCGATGAATCCCTGGCGCTCGGCCATGCGGTGCTGGAACTCCGAGAGGTTATCCCCGCCGTTGGTAACGTACACCTTCGCGGCTTCCTCGAGCACCTTGGATTTCTCCAGCGGGGTTAGCTTTCGCTTCAGATTTGTTTCCCTTGCGCCGATCTCCTCGCCGACCATCGTCACGAACAGCGCCGACTCCTGAGAGCCGTCCTTGATCTTCAGGTCCTTCATGGAGCTTTTTATCGCGTCCGCGAAGCTATAGCCCACATAGCCGCCGCCTCCGGAACCGCTGGAGCCGCCGGTCCCGCCGGAGCTCTCCTTGTAGAACATCTTGACCAGGCTCTTTATGGTGCCGGAGGAGAGCCGCCCGCCCCAGCGATAGATCAACTCCTCGTCCGTCTTGATCTGCCCGTTCGTGACCTCCTTGAACGCCTGCGCCCAATCCCGGACGTCTTCCTTGAACTTCTCCGGTCGGTGTATCTGTGCGGCAGCGCGCTCCATCTGCACGCGCTGTTGTCCGTCCGCCCCGCTGTCCTGAATAAACTGTTGTGCCTCCTCCATGCTCGAGCTGTCGGCGATCTTATCCATCCAGCCGCTCATGTAGTCGCGGTCCCTCTGCGTCTCCCACCGCTTCCGGTCGGAGATGCGCGCCTTGTACTTGCCCCAGATACGCTCGCGCATATCGGGGTCCAGCGAGGGGTCGTTCTCCATCGCGCTCCAGGCGGACTGCTCGTCCGTCCCAAACCGGTCCATGAGCATGTCCGTGGCGGCGTAGGCCGCCTCCTTCTCCGCCTCCGCCGCAGCCTGCCGCTCCAGACGCTCCACCTCCGGGGACAACTTGTTCCTGAGCCCTGTGGCCGCATCCGGCAGAAGATATGTGGAGCTCTCCGTCATGGCCAGAGCGGCAAAGGGATCCCGAGACGCGACGACCGCGATTCGCTGAGCCTCCAGGTCGGAGTTTGCCTCCTCTACTGCTCGGGAAATCGTTTCGGGAGCCGCGCCGTAGAGCTGCGCGCGAATGGCGTTCTCCCGCTGTTGCCGCACGCTCTCGAAGACGAAGGGATCGTCGGGAGAGCACTGCACGGCCGTCGCCCCGGCCTCCATGGATGCCTGGAATGCCTGGTCCTTATAGGCCTTCATCTGCCGTGCCTCGTACTCGCTCGCCTGCTTCCAGTACGGGAGCTTCGCGCGCTCGGCGATCCGCAGAAACGCAGCCTTCTGGTTCTCGTTCTCCAGCCCCCCGGCGATCTTTTCCGCCAGCTCGTCGGCATATCGAAATGTCTCGTCGGTCAGCCCCCGGGCTGCCCCCAGTTTTTGGGTCTGGAGCTTTCCCGTCTCGGGGTCGTCCATCCACTCGGTCATCTGCCGGGCGTACTCGGTCTGGGCATTCATGACCGTCGCCGCGTCCCACTCGTCCTGTCGGCGCTTGCGGACCTCCGCGAACCGGCGAATCTCTTCGCCTGCGCCCGCCAGTGCCCCAGCGACGTACACTCCCGTCGCGGCGCCGTCGACGTAATTGCGCCCGAACGCCGCAGGGGTCGCCGCCTCGTTTATCTGGTTCCGATACCGCTGGACCATCTCGTTCCCCTCCATAAAACGAAGAGCCCACCCTTGCGGGTGAGCCCTTGTTTCGTTGCCGTATCGTTTCGGCCGTTATTCGCTTTTTTCGTTCCCGCCTTGTTTTGAGTGGCGGGTCTTCCACCAAATGAGATATCCGGCGATGCATGCCGAGAAGACAAACCCTTCCTTTGCCAGCTCCGGTTTCAGGAAGGCAAAAATAAAGCCCGACAGCGCTATGCCGGCTGTCCCGATCTGCCCCATGAGCCCGAAAATGAAGAGTATCCGAAGCTGCATCCTTGCCGTCTTCAGGCCCTCCCGATCCATCCATATGATGTGGTCCTGGTTGGCTTTGGCAAAGTCTATAATGTCGCGCGCTGCTCCAGGGCATATTTTTTCGTACTTAGCCATATCCTCGGGACGAGGTAAGGGCCCTTCATAAAGGGAAGCCGCGCCGGCAATCCCCACGGAGGTCATCTGCTTCTGTTGATCCAGCCGCTTGGTCATCCCGTTCTCCGGCATCCCAGATGATCCTGCTCATAACGCGTCATGGAATCCCGAAGAAGGACGCCCACATTGCGGAAACATGAGCCCAGATCGGCCTGAGAATATCGGACAATGCTTGTTTCGGGGTCAATAACCCTTTCGTCCATAATTTTTTGCATGCGTTCTTTCATTGCTGTGGCATCCAGGTCAAAAAAGGTCTCAGGGATGACGTCTGCGATTCGCATTTCTCTTCACCTCCGAACCCATTTTATCACCCTGGCTCAGAACGCGTACCCGCCGCGCCCCATCTGTTTGTTTTTGCGCCAGTCCTCATAGGGCCGGGACGCCAAGGTAATGCTTCCGCCCCGGACGCGTGCGCCGGTCGGCTGTCCCGCGGTCATGCCCGCCACCTGCCCTCCCGTGCTGAGCAGGGTGGAGAACCCGCCGATCCACCCGGCGGTCCGCGCGTTCTTCGCGCTGGCCCGTGCTGCGCTGGCCTGGTTGCGGAAGTTCAGGGCCTCCACGTCGCGCCCGTACTTCGACTGGAGCGTGTTGAAGCGGATCGTCGTGGCGTCGTCCTCGATGCCCATGGCCGTATCCGCCAGGACGGAGAGGGCCGAGCCGGAGACCTGTGCGCCGCTGGCGGCCAGGGCCGTCCGCTGGGAGCTCTGGAACTGCCGGGCCTGCTGCCGGAACCGTTCCTCCTCGCGTGCGCCCTTCTTCAGCTCCTCCACGCCCTGCAGCTCGGCCAGCCGGGCATTCTGCTGGGCGACCTTCGCCTGCGCCTCGTAGGCGGCGGCCTGAGCGTTCCCGGCCATGACGGACCCGGCCGCGCTGAGCAGCCCGCCCGCTACTGCGATCATCGGCGGCAGGCACATGACGCTCCGCCCTCCTTTGTTTTATGCTCCCCCACAGGGGGATGCTGGGAAAGGACGCATTTCAAGAAATCCCCCTCCCTTCCCTCTACCCGGAAGCCCGACCACTGGAGCCACGCCAGCAGCGGCCTGTTTTCGACGTGCGCGTAGGAGACCAGCGTCCCATGCCGCTGGAGCATCCGGTCGATGTACCCCCGGCTCTGCCGGATGAAGCGCAGCCGGACCTTCTCGATGTCCGGCGCGGTCGTCAGCCAGGCGCACCCGGTCCCGCCCTCGCCGCCCGAGCACCCGAACATCCCGGCCACCCTCCCCTCGACGAGGATCGTCCAGCACAGGGAGGAGGCCTCGAAGGACCGTTCCAGCCCCTCGGCGGGCTCGACGCCCCAGTATCTCCGGATCATCTCGCACCCCGCCTCGTCCATCGCCTCGGCCAGCAGGCGGCAGTGCACGCGCTCCGCCTCGACGACCTGGGGCTCAATTTTCTTCTGCATTGATGACCACCTCCGGAAAGATGCCCAGAATCGTCACGGGGTGCGGCTCGTCGTTCTCCAGCCGTACCCGGCACGTCCGCCCGACCTCGCCGGGCGCCACCAGCCGGACGTCGCCTGTGTAGAGCCTGTCCGCAGGTCCCGGCGAATCGGCGTCCGGGAACTGCAGGACGTCCAGCCCCGCGCCGTTCTCCGTCACAATCCCGCCCTTCAGCGTCACCGTCCGGAGCAGCCGCAGCGTCAGGGCTGGCACATGCTTGTGCCGCCCCTGGAGCGTCCCGTTTGCGGACCGCTCCCAGTCCAGGCACTCCAGGACGGAGTGCACCGGGTAGGCTCCGGCGTCCTTGAAACCCTCCGCTCCGCCCTCGTCGAGACGCCGGTCCAGGCGCTCGACCTGCAGCCCGTTCCCCCGGCGCACGGCAAGGTACAGGTCGTCCTGCACGTCGCCGGGGATGCAGCAGACGCCCTCCACCTTATGTCCGCTCGGCCCGAACACCTGCCGGGCCCAGGCCGCCACCTGATGCTCGCGCTGGAGCGTCAGGGCCCCGACGGTACCGTCCGCCAGGGCGCACCAGACGATCGACCAGGGCGATTGCTGATACGCCCACTCGACGACGGGGTTCCCCTCGAAGATGTGGGCCGCCAGGATCGAGATGTCGGAGCTCGAGTACCCATCGATCTCCAGGCTGTACCCCATCGACCGCACCGTCGTCCCCTGCCTCTGGACGTAAAGCGTCGCGTCCCCGACGTCCAGCGGCGCCAGACGATGGCTCCCGCGGTACCCCGACGGCGTGATGACGATCGAGGAGGGCGTGAACACGTCCGTCTTCGCCCCGGCCTTGGCGCTCCACTCCGCGCCGGCGGTGAAGATCAGCAGGTCGCCACGCGACGCCAGCCCGCGAATCGCGTTGACCTCCTTCGAGGCCAGCGTGACCGTGATGGAGTCGGAGTCCTTCGTGGGGATCGACGTGCTGAAATCGTGCCAGGAGGCCGGCTGCGACATCCAGAGCGTTTGCGGAGAGTGACGGGTGGCCGCCAGGACCAGCCGCTCCTGGTGAAAAATGCCGAGCGACGGGTAGCCGTAGTGCGGCCCGAACGCCCCGATCGCCCAGGCGTCGGTCTCGGGGATGTACCCGCCCTTCTTCTCCACGTCCTCAACCGTTGCCTCCTGCTGATTCTGAATCTCCTTCACCCTCAAGATGCGCTCGATGAGCCCGCCCTCGTAGCTGTACGAGACGACCACCCGATTGGCTGGCCCGGCGTAGGCGAACCGGAAGTGCGTGGCGTACTCCTCGACGGTGCCGGAGAAGGAGAAGTTCTCCTCCGCCCCGGTGTTGGAGAAGTAACGCTTGAAGGGCTCCCAGACCCAATTCGCCTCGTCCTTCCCGACCCATCCTTCGGGGAGGCAGCGCTCGACCACGACGGTCCCCGTCCACTTCCCCGTCGTCCGCCAGGTGAACGCCCCAAAAACGTTCTTGACCGTCTGCCATCCCCCGAAGGGGATGGTCCCGTCGGGCAGCTTGGCACCCGGCTTGAGCTCCATATCCCCCGCAGCCGCCTTGACCTTCACCTCGACCTTCAGAAGCGCCTCCAGGAGATCCCAGGTCAGGAACAGGGGGAAGTTGGCGTGCATGTCGTATTTGAAATCGGCCAGCTCTGTAAAGGACAGCTTCTTGGTCTCGTCGGTGTTCGTGTCCTCGAAGGGGCCCTTGTCCAGTTCCACCTTCGCGAACTTCCACACGCGGTGCCCGTTCTCCATCTCGCGCCGGAGCATGTGGATGGGGACGTCGGGATGAAAGAGGTACAGCACGTCCGCGCTCTGGAGCCACCGCAGGCGCGCCAGGTGCGCGGTTTTGTAGGGGGAGTCCTGGATGCGCTCACGGAACCCGGTGAAGCTGTACCGGTCCACGAACCCGTCCCCGAAGGCCAGCACGCAGGAGTCCTCCTCGGAGAAGACGAACGGGACCAGCCGCACGGCCCCGTAGCTCCGTTCGGGGTCCAGGACCGTCGTCCCCGGACGGTTGATAAGCGCCCCCTGGGGCAGGACGATGAAGTTCCGGATCGTCCGGGCCCCGACGTGGTACTGCGCCAGGTCGATACGTGCGTGCAGCACGGGGGACAGCTCGCCCGCGGCAAAGGACGTCTTCGCGTCGTAGAGCTTCATACCTGTCCCCCCTTTACCTCACAACGATATAGTCCACGGCCCGATCGAATGGGCCGTACTCCTCCACGACGCCCGCCTGCTGCGCCTCCCGGACCAGCCGGTAATACTTCTCCAGCAGGGCCATCGCCAGCTGCTGGCTGCCCGTCAGGGTGGCTGCGGCGTCCGATGCCAGCCGCGTCACGAAGCACTCGGCGACGTCGCCGCGCCACGCCCCGAGGTCGGGGATCCACGCCGTGTATTCGACGTGCCCCCGCTCCACGTTCGCCGCGATCCTCCCGCCCTCGAGCGTCTGGAAGGGGACGAGGGTGCGGAGCCCGTCCGTCACCCGGTCGATGTTCACGGCGTCGGACGGGTAGGCGAACACGTGCAGGAACCCCGGAGGCGGCGTGTCAGGTGTGGGGGAGAGGGACGCCGCCCGGTGGGCGAAGGACCAGGGGAACTCCGAGAGTACGACCCGCTTCGTTCCATCCAGTAGCCTCCGCATCGTGCGCGCCGGCTGGGACGCGTCCGACAACGCGCCGATCGGCGCCACCCCGATCAGGACCAAGGCCCGGTTTGCCGCCTCCAGGTCCGTCATGGCCTACTCCTCCTTCTCGGCTTCCCCGGTCTCCGGGGTCTCCGGGGCCTCTGGGGAGTCGTTCCGTCCCCCCGTCTCGGCAGGCGCGTCCTTCCTCCTGCGGGCTCGAGGCTTCTCCTCCTCCGGAAGGGGCTCCCGTCCCCCCGGGACAGGCAGGGGCTCGAAGTGTTCGGGGGGCGTCTCCGCCCCCCGATACGTCTCCCCCGGCCTCCAGCGCCGGCCCTGCCAGATGCACTCGCGAATGCAGCGCGCGTCAGTCATTGACGACGACCCCCTTGTCCACCCCGACCGCGAGGAACGCGTTTACCTTCGCGGCCGAGCTCAGCTTCACCCTCAGCCAGTTCTTCGCGCTGAAGGGGACCGGAGCCTTTACGACGACATTGCCGGGCTTCAGGCCCGTCTTCGCCGGGTACGTGGCCAGGGCGGTGAACGGCCCGGCCTGCGCGTCGCCGTGCTCGAGCGTGACCGTCAGGTTCGCGATGGTGTCCGCGGCCGTGACCATCAGGAACAGACCGTCGTAGGGGCCCATTCCGTCGGTCGTGCCGGTCAGGTCCGCCTGCGCCAGGCACACCGCGCGGGTCTCCGCCGCCGGCGCGTCCGTCCCTTTTACAAACGTCAGATGCTTGTCCAGGATCATGTCCTTACCTCCTTCGGTATCCGGGTTCCAGGGGCTGTGCCCCTGGGGCATTCCCCGTTCCTTTCCTTCGCTCCCCAACGGGGAGCGGCGGGCTGTCACACGGTATCCGGGTTCTAGGGGCTACGCCCCTAGGCCACCCGTTCCTCGGTCTCGAGCAGGGAGTCATCGACGTGGATGGGGATGCCCTTGTAGCTGGTATTGATGGTTCCCGTCGCCTGGTCCATGCTCTTCTCGATGTAGTGGGACAGCAAAAGCTGCTTCTCCCAATACTCCTTCAGCGTGCGGTTCATGTAGATCACCGCGCGCCCGGCGTTCAGCTTCTGAACCCGGTTGGTCATGGTGTTGATGATGTTCAGCAGGTGCGCCGACTGGTCGGACGCCGTCCCGAACGTCGGCAGCTTCGTCACGTCGATGTTGCAGGCTCGGACGATCTGCCGATAGTCCTTAAGGCAGATGCCCACGTCCCACTGGAACCGGTCCCGATACCCCTCGTAGGTCCCGCCGTTATCCGGGTCCTCCAGGTCGATGACCCCGGATGCCTTGTGCTGCAGTCCGATCTTGCCGTTCTTCGGCACGATGCCGAAGAAGCTGTCGGTGCTGTGGATGATCAGCCAGATGGAGGCGTTGTTGTTCCCCGTCCCCCCGCAGTCGATGATGTACTTGTTGGCGGGGCCGGTCAGGCTGCCGTAGCGCTTGGACAGCCCCATGATCCCCTTCGGCTCGAACCCCGTGTCCCCGTACCACACGGCGCTGGAGAACTCCTGCCCCATCCCCTCGATGAAGGCCGCGGACTCCTCCAGACGCGCCAGGGCCTGGTCGTCCTCGAGGTCGATCAGTTTCTTGTCCACCTCGCTGACCGCCTCCAGCATCGCGCAGGTCTCCCGGACAATCTTCTTGCTGCTCCGCGTGGGGAGGACTCCCTCGTTGATGGCCCTCCAGGACACGCCGGGCAGTCCGGCTCGCGTCTTGAACTTGTGTCCGTCCGTCTGGTTCCCGTTCCGGAACGCCATGTCCTCGATCAGCGGCGTCGACTTGCTCAGCATCTCGACAATGGGGTCGTTCTTGTCGATCCCCTGCGCGAGCGCCAGCTCCCTCAGCGTCATCGTTGTTCCCAATCCAGGCATATCCTTTTACCTCCTCGTCTTCTTAAAAACGTCAGTTCCGGGCCATCCCCGGATACACCCGCGCCGCCATGCTCGAGGGGGTGTTGGGCTCGCCTCCCGCCGGGGATCCGCCCACGAACCGGTCCTCGGCAAAGAGCTTCCCCGCCCGTGCGAAGGCCGCGAAAACCTCCGGGTGGTTGATCAGCCCCGTCTCCTTGTCGAGCACGTATGCCAGCTTCTCCCCACCGAGGTGCGCGATGGCGCGCCGGACGCTGGTCAGGCTCTCGTTCAGCCGCGTCCCTCCGAACTCCGGATGCGCCTTCGTCTGCTCGCCCCACTGGGCGACGCGCCGGTCCAGCTCCTGCTCGAAAAGCTCCTGCTGGTTCAGCATCCCGCCGAGCCAGTGCTTCGCGTGCAGGTCGATCAGCCTCTGCCCCTGCTCCTGCGTCAAGCCCAGCTCCTTGAAGACCCCCGACGCCTCCGCCAGGGCCTCCTTCACCTGCGGGTTCTCCGCGGGCATCTCCGCCGGGAGCGTGAACGGCTGATAGCTCTCCGGAGCCTTCGCCTTCGGTTCGGCCGGCGGCGTCTGCGGCGTCGGGGAACCGGGCTCTCCCGAAGCAGGCGCTGCAGGCGTCTGCCCTCCGTCCGTCGTGGGCGTCTGGGTGAGGCTCGTCACCGAGCCCGCCCGCGTGCCTCCATCCTGTGCCAGCTCCGCATTCGTAGTCACGGATATGGGCTGTCCCCCTGCTCCTTCGCCGCCCTCTCCCGCAAAAAACTGGATGTCAAACACGATAAAATTCGTCGTCGTCATCGTTCCGCGTTACCTCCCTTTCCGTGTCCGCGTCCCGGAGCCTCTGCCGGGCCTGCGGGTCGATCTCCTCCAGCGCATGCAGCATCTGGAGCCCCACGTTGCGGGCCCCCTCCTTGAACGCCGCAGCGTGCGTCTCCTCGCCCTGGTAACTCAGGCGGAACACGCCGCACAGGTCCAGTAGGGCCGAAAAAAAACGGGCGCCCTCCCGTGTCGAGAAGATCGCCCCCAAGTCCGCCCTGTCCTGCTTTCGCAATTCGTCCCTTGTCATGCCATGCCTTCACCTCCTGCCCCCAGCAACCCCGCGATCTCCCCCAAGCCCCCGCCCTCGGCGGCCTGCGCCGCCTGGCGCACCGCCCCGGCCCCCTGGTTCGCCGTCTGTGCCATCTGCGCCGCGGCGGCCATTTGCTGCATCTGCGCCTGCTGCTCCGCTCGGGCCCGCCGCATCTCCGCCACCGCCTCGTCGCTCCGGACGATCGCGGCGGGCACGCCCAGCATTCGCGCGTACTGGTCTACCGCCTCGTCGGCGTCGAACTTGTCCAGCACGTCGGGGTTGATCTTCGCCATTTCCCCGGCGTAGGTCGTCAGGCGGTCGATTCCGCCCAACCCCACCATCTGCTGCGCCTGAGCCAGCATCGAGATGTACTCGATCTTCAGCTCCTGCCCCGCCAGCTCCTCGGGGACGGGCGGAATGAGCCCCATGCGGTCCATGATCCCGAACGTCCGCCCGATGAACGGGTCCAGCAGCTCGTGATCCAGCCGCTCGTACACGGGCCCGATCATCATCATCTGCTCGTTGTTGATGGCGTTCACCTGCGTCGCCGTCATGTTCTTGTCGTCGTTCATGATGATCGCCAGGAACAGGTCCGCGAAGAAGATGCGCCGGATCGTATCCCGGCTGTCCTGCATCGCCGCGATCTGGCCGGGCAGGTCCGGCCGGACCTCGTAGAGCGGGCGGAATACCTGGTTGGGATCGGCCCCGTCCACGTAGGTGATGCCGTTGGGGCGCAGGTCCCGGTGCGTGCCCCGGAGGGAGTTCGGCCCCACCATCGGCGGCTGTATCGCCATCTTCTGCGCCACAAGGTAGTCCTTCCGGAGCTCCTGCAGCGTCTTCGACTCGCCCAGCGCGTCCCACCCCGGGCCGCGCCCGTAGAAGTCCCCGCCAACCACCTCCCACCTCGGGGCCACGATGGGGAACTCCGCATATCCCGACACGCGGAGGGGCCTTTCCGTCCTCCCCTCCTCCCAGTACACGGAGCGATAGGGTTTTTCCTCCGGCCCCGCATCGTCGTCCTCGAAGATGAGGTGCGACACGCGGAACCACTCGTCGCGCCGGCCCGCATCGAGCGCGTTTCGTGCTCCTTCGGAAAGGGCGTCCATGCCGAACCGGTCCCGCATCTGCACGGCCGTCATCCAGAAGCTGCGCCCGAAGGCGTTGGGCAGCCCGGCCACGTCGTAGGCAACGCAGTATTCCCCGACGGTCATCGTTAGCCCCCGGACGACGTTCCGGAGATCCTCCTCGATGAGCATGCACCCGATCCCGAACGCCCCCACCTCCTGATACAGGATGTGCAGGCAGTTGTAGAGGTTCGACTGGCTCAGCACGTGCATCATGCGCCGCTCCACCTCGTCCAGCCACAGGCGCACCGGCCCGTAGTCCGCGAGGTCGGAATCCGACACTCCCAGCCGGAACCACGGCCGGCTCGGGGAGGTCAACCCACCCTGGAGCCCCGCGGACAGGACGTGCAGAGCCTGGAGCGGCGTCGGGTCCAGCAGGTGCTTGTCCTTCCGCTCCCCCTGATTGGGCTTCTGCCTGTCGAACGCCCCGCGGCCCGGGGAGATGTACTTCGCGATCTCCTGCCAGACGGGCATCTGCCGGGAGCGGGCGTCCTCCATGTCCTTCAGGCGCTTCGCCAGAGCCCGCAGGTCGGGCGGCTCCCGAGGGGGACGCCGCTGTTTCTCCTCCTCCCGGTTCGGCATCTCACTGCCCCAGGAGCGTCTTGCGCCCGCTGCCCGTCCCCGACGCCCCCTCGGACAGGATCGTCGTGCGGGAGTTCATGGCCCCACGCAGGCGCTTCCGCTCGTCCTGGCGGGCGATGGCCGCATCGTCCGTCCTCGCCTGCTCGATCGTCGGCGGCGGCGCAGGCGTCTCCACCTTCGGTGCTTTCGGCAAACACATTGCAAAGCATCTCCTTTCGTTTTCCGTTCACCAGGTGAACGGATCGTAATCCTCCAGCCCCCCGTGCATCGACTCGCGCGCCAGGATATCGGCACGCCGCACCACCGGCGCCGCGAACGTCAGCGCCAGCGCGTCCCCGTCGTCCGGGGAGGGCAATCCACGCTCCTTCATATCCTCCTTGCTCTCCAGCTGCAGCTTTCCCTTGGTGTTGTAGAAGTACTCCGGCGCGCACAGGTCGTCCTCGATGTCCTGAGCCTCCGGCCCCTGGGAGGGCAGCGCCCCGCCGTCCCTCAACCACTTCGCCACGGCGTGCCACATCTCCGAGCGCCGGTTCAGATACAGGTCGTCCCGAATCGCACCCTGGCTGAAGTTGATGCCCATCACCACGTGTCCGAATCCCAGGTGACACAGCCGGTCGTAGACGGGAGCCCCCATCGCGCCCATGTCGATGAATGCGGCGTCCGGCTCGTGCTCCCGCATCAGGGACGCCAGGCGTTCCGCGAACACCATGCTGTCCGGCGTGTGACGCTTGTAGAGGCGTCTGGCAAGGAGCCCCTGCCGCAGCCACACGGCGCTCTGGTCCGCTCCGCCCCGCGCCACATCGATCCCCATGATCTTCGGCGCCCCGGCGACGTCCCGCTCCGTCAGACTCCGTTCCTTCGCTTGGCGGACCAGCTTCGCGGAGATGAGCTGCGTGTCCGACGCGTCGGGGAATATCCCCCTCACGCGCACCTTGACGAAATCGCTCTCCTCGCCGTAGTCCGTCACCCACTGCTTCAGCTGCGCCTTGTTCGTGATGGCCGCGGTGCGGCTGTCCACATGGATGTGATGCCAGCGGTCCCGATACTTCCGGAAGCACTCCCGGAAACGCCCCGTGTTTCGCGTCGGGTTCCCGAATGCCAGCCACAGGATCTCCGTGTCGCTGTCCGTCAGGGCCCCCTCCGTGACCTCCCAGATCGTGTCGTCGATGGCGCTCGCCTCGTCGAAGACTACGACGATCCGCTTCCCCTGGTTGTGCAGCCCCGCGAACGCCTCAGTGTTGTTCTTGCTCCATACTGCGCTGTCGAACCGCCAGGTCGCCTCGTGCCCCTTCTCCCTTCCGGACAGGGACGTCGCCGCAATCTCGAACCAGTGACGGGCGATAAAGCGGTTGTACCACTTCGCCAGCTCCGCCCAGGTCTTCGTCTTGAGCTGGGAGCCGGTGTTCGCCGTCACAATCCCGCGAGCGTCCGGACACGTCGAGAGCGACCACAGGATAAGCCACGCCACCAGGGCGCTCTTCCCTATCCCGTGCCCGCTGGCCACCGCAACACGCAGGGGCTCCTTGCGGGACAGATTGTCCCGGACGTACTTCAGGATATCCCGCTGCCATGCGTCGGGGCCGCCGAACCCGGACAGCTCGCCCTCGCCCCAGGGGAAGGCGTAGAGGACCCACGACAGAGGGTCCCGGCTCATACGCCCCATGTCCTTCGCCATCTCCGCGTCGAAGTTCACTCCGTCCCTTCACCTCCTTCCGCGGCACGCGCCCGCGCGGCCTCGATGCTGTCCGCTATCGACAGATTCACGTTCAGCTCCGCGTTCGTCAGCCCCAGAATTTCGGAGAGCTTTGCCAGGGCCGCCACCTTGTTGTGCCGCTTGATCTCGATCTCGCCTTTGGCGTTGATTTTCACCGACTCGATAGCGGCTGTGACGTGCCGGGGCCGGGAGGGCAGGGCGCGGATGACCTCCTCCCCAAAGGGAAGGTACTGCTGCGGGTCCTCCGGCAGCGGTTGCAGGTCGTCCTGGATGTTCGAGAACGCGATAGCTTTGAGTTCGGCAATAATCTGTTCCCGGCTGACCTCGCTGTCTTCACGCCACTCCCTTTCAAGTTCTGACAGTCGTTCGCGGATGTTACGCTTTGCTCGAAGCTCACAAGCCGTTGCACGGGCACGCTTTTGGGAGTATCCCGCAGCGATGGCGGCCTTCGTTCCGTTCCTCAAAACGAGGTATTGCCGGCAAAATTCCTCTTCCTTCGGCGACAGGTTCTCCCCCTTCATCCCTTCTCCCCCCCCTTAACAAAAAGAGGACCACCCGGCTGGGGCAGTCCTCTCTCTCGCGATGTGGCTTCCTCGCTACAACTCTTGATCGTAGCAAATATACACCGAAACAGGGGGGAGAAGCAATGCCAAGTTATCCACAATCAGGGTCAGGAGGTTTCCCGAAGCAGATAGGCGATTGCCGTGGTCTCTCGTACCATTTCCCGGTCGCGCCAGCGCTCGACGACCATGTGCACCTTCAGGCAGGAATCTCGAAGGAGCTCCAAAGCCTGTTTCCGTTTTCTCCATGCATTTCGCTCCGACATATCCGCCTCCATGGCTGCATCGAGAAGACTCATGTTCTCGAAATAAAGCATCCGCACCAGCTGCAAAAGCGTCTCCGGCAGGTCGCGCAGCCCCCCTCCCACCGATTCCGTCACGGCCGTCAGTTCGCAATACTCCACGTCGCCGTTCTTCATGTCGCAGAGGGCCTCGGGGCCGGACAGCTTCTCACCGCCCTCGAAGCGGGGGGAATCCCCACCGCCTTGAGCCAATGCCTCGAGGTAATGTTCCCGCTCCGAAAGCGCTACGCAGATACGGGGAAAATCTCGCAGCACCCCCTCCACGGCTGCGAAGGTCGCCCGTCTCATCGCGCCCTCTCCTCTGTGGAGGCCGTCTCCGGAGCGGCGTGCCCCCAGTCATCGAACATCCGCAGCTGCTCCGCCTTCGGCTCCGGCTTTTTCGGCTTCGGGCGGAACCCCGGACACTCCCGCATCTTGCAGTACACCCGCCATGCTTTTCCCGCTACGCAATAATACGTATTTTTATCCTTTTGCCGCGGACAGTACATGCAAAAGGAACAGAGATATATTTTTTTCTCCCTCATGAACTTGAACTCTTCGGGACTGATGGGCTGCATCGCTCCGGACGCTCCTTTCCGAGGGCAGACAAACCTTCTTTGTCCGCCTTGTGTCCGCCACTTTGTCCGCCATCCGAACCCGCCTGCGGCAATGCTTTATATTGCATGGCGGACAGAGCGGACTAAAGTCTGACAAAAAATCTTAAAAGAAAAAAGATCAAAATATCAAAACGCGCGCGTAAGAAAATTTTTCCGGGTTTTTGTGTCCTTTGTCCGCTGATTGGGTATAAGACACTCACTGACAAGGTTTTACGCGGCGGACAAACAGGCGGACAAAGGGCGGACAAACTTATCTTTGTCCGCCGCCCCCTAAGGGCTGTAGCAGTTCCTGTTGGGCATCCAGTAGCACCGGTCCCGCGCCTTCCCGCGCCGCTCCGGCTCCCGGCCGGTCAGCTTTCGCAGCACCTCCCCGGCGCGCCGCACCTGCATCTTCGTCGGGTTCTGCATCCCGCAGGATTTCAGAATGGCCGTCGCATTCATCCAGTCTCCCAGCCCCATGGAAAGATCCCGCTCGTACTCGTCCCAGTTCCAGCCGGAGGCGATAAGGTCCTCGATCTCGTCCCCGGCCTCGAAGTACCGGTTCAAAGCGTCCAGCTCCGCCTCTTCCTCACGGGTCAGCCACCAGGGCTCCCCAGCCCGGTACAGGGAGAGCGCCTGCGCCCAGAGCTGCTGGAGGTCGATCCCGTGCCGGTAGTCGATGGCCTTGCAGGGGAGGCACCACCACCGGCTGTTCCCCGTCGTGTCCACCAGAAACTCCGCCTGGTTCACCGAGGCGCAGAACACCGTCCGCCGCGGGAACGTGCTCATCTTTCGGGCGAACGGGGTACGCATGATGTCCACCGGCGACGTGATAAACCCCTTGAGTTTGTTGATGTCCGCCTTTTTGAACGTCGCCTCCAGCTCGCCCAGCTCGATGATCCAGTGGCTGATCGCCCGCTTCACGCTGTCCTTGTCCTCCGGGTCCAGGGCAACGCTGTCCAGAAACCAATCCGACCCCTTGGGGACCAGCGCAGCGAGCCAGCTCGTTTTTCCGATCGCCTGATGCCCCTGCAGCACCAGAACGCCCCGGGCCTTGAATCCCTCCCGCTCGAAGCACGCCGCCACGGCGGAGATGAGCCAGCGTTTCAGCAGCAGCCGCTTCATCCGGTCCGGGAACCACTCCGCCAGAGTCAGGGTCTCCGTCAGCTCCCCGATGCGGTCCTTCTCGTCCCAGCCCCGTATCCGTATCCAGTCCCGGACGGCGTTCCGGCGCCCCATGTCGGCGATCGCATCCAGGAACAGCGGCAGGTTCGAGGTCGGAAACCTGTGCTGCTCGCACAGCGAGACGACCAGCGCAAAGATGGAGTTCGCCCGGTTGTCCTTCCCGAACCGCCCCTCCTCGATCTCCGGAGGCAGCTTGTAATCCACGTCCTTCTTCACTTCATCGTACCAGACCCCAAGCCGTTCGTGGGTCAGCAGCACCTGCAGGTTCTCCAGCGTCCCCATCGGGGCCCCGTTCTTTCTCTCGTGGACCCAACGCGGCCAGGCGTAATGCTTCTCCAGCTCAGGGACCTTCCGGTTCTCCTCCAGCCGCAGGAAGATTTCCTCCGCCGTGCGCTCGATGCCGTGCAGGGCCGTATAGTCGTTCCAGTCGCTCCCGGCCTCGTCCGCCTCAAAGACCGGCGAGGTGAACGGGATCCCAAACTGCTCCGCGAGCTCAAACGCCGCCGCCAGGCCGGGGTTCCCCGGCGTCCTGTGGTCGTTGTCGGCCGCCAGGACCAGCCGCCCCGGATACCGGGACCGCAGAAGCTCCGCCACCTTCGGCAGGTTCCCGCAGTCCCAGGCCACAACCACCGTCCGACCCGTCGCTTCGTGCACCGTGGCCCCGGTGGCGAACCCCTCGCATAGAAAAACCTCCCGGTCTCCCCCCAAGGGGGGCTCCGCCGAACCAAAGTCATATGTCGAATCTGAGCTCTGCCCCGTTTTTTCATGCGGTTCAGGACTATGCCCTGGCTTCCCATACGGTTCAGGGCTCTGCCCTGGGATCACGAAGAACCCGCCCGCCTTCGGCGCCCCCGGATGGAAACGCTTCTCGCCGTCGGGTGCGATCGTTTGGATGTTCATCAGGGATCCGGAGACGTTTTGGATCGGCAGCACCAGGAGGTTCCCCAGCTGGCGCGCCCCGTGCGTTCCGGAGAGCCCCTTCTTTTTCAGGTACGGGTGTCCCGGCCTCGGCTCCGTGGCCGCCTCCCATTTCCGTGCCGCCTCTGCGCTCGCCTTCGCCCGCTCCAGCTCCTTCTGCCGCGCAGCCGCAGCACGCTGAGCCTCCATGCGCTTCACGTACTCGCGTTTTTCCTCGTCGCTCCAGGGCGATTCCCCAGGCTGGTAATACGTCCACACGGCGTATTCCACGCCGTGCTTGGCGCTCCAGCTCTTTGCCCAGCCGCCGGGGCGATCGTCGCAATAGATGCAGTATTCGCCGTTTCGCGTCGTGCCGCGATCACCGGTGACTTTATAGCGGTGCTTCTGCCCATCCAGGAGGAGCCGCTCTCCCTCGGCCGGTGGGATCCCCAGGTCGCAGAGCCAGCGGACGAAGGAATCCTCGACCTCGATCGGCGTCGCCCAGCTCATCGCGAACCCTTCTCCGCCCGCCGAACTTTTTCTTCCTTCTCTGCAGCCAGATCCCTACAATGCTTTGCGATCGTGCTGCTCGCCGCCTTGATCCCCAACCGGGTAAGCGTCTTGGCGATGGCCGTGTATCCATGCCCGGCATCGAGCGCGGCCCGGATATCGTCATAATGCTCCTCGACCAGCTTGCGGGTTCCCGAGCTTCGGCGCTTGGGCGGCGTGCGGCTGAGCTGTCTCAGGGCCATGCGTATCTCGTCCTTCAGTTTTCCGTCCATGTCCGGATTCCCCAATCCTTTACATTGACTTGGAAAGAGCGAACAAGCCTCGCACAGGAAGAGAACCCGAGCGTCCTCCGGCGTGTTCGCCGTGACAGGGTTGTCCCAGGCGCCCTTCAGGCACCGAAACTCACGGGGCTCCTTCCACAGCGTCCCGCTCATACTGTCCGCCCTCGACCCCGCCGTCCTCGAAGATGATGAGCTTCCCGGTCTCCCGGGCGTGCTCCACCTCCATGCGGCACCCCTCCGAGCGCTCCCAGTCCCCAAAGACCCACAGCTCGTCGGCGACGTCCAGCAGCGCCAGGCATTGCCGCATCACCCAGTCCTGCGGCCCCAGCGGGGACACAAAATCGAACGCGTGTATCGGCGAGAGGAGCAACACGTCCGGATGTTCCTCGGCCGCGTGCCGGCAGATCTCCGTGACGTGCGAAATGTTCCGCTCCACCTCCGCGATGTCCAGCCGTTCCCCACGCAGCGGATGCGCAATGTAGACCCTTCTCATCTTCCTGCCACCTTCTTTGCCCAGCACTTCCAGAACAGCTCCACCACGTCGCCGGGAATCTCATGATCGTCCCGGACCAGGCCGGCCCGCTTCGCGCACGTCGGGTGCGCGAACGTCGTCGAGAGCTTCCCCGCCCTCGGGTCGTAGCTGTAGAGAATATAGACCTTCAGTCTCGGCACAATCTTGTCCCCACACCTGCAGCACCGGTTATGCGGGGCCTTCACCTCGGGCATCACACTCAGGACCTCACGCATCGTTTTTTCTCCCCTCTTGTTCTTTGTTATGGTCCACTTCGGCGCCATCCAGAAATACGGCGTAGACGACGAGGTGGCGCCCGTCGAGGTCCTGCGTCATTTCGTCCCCGGCCAGGACGCGCATCCTCCCCTCGACGTCGGCCGCAAGGACACGTTCTCCGGGAGACCCCGCGCTCCGGATCCGCGCTTCCTCGATCACGCTGACGATGCTCAGGTACAATGCCTGGCGGCTGTAGGCCTTCTGCATCATCCTCATCGTGTTCCGAATGCCCGTCACGGTCTCGAGCTCCCGCCGGATTTTTCCCTGCCGTTCCGTCTCCAGATCCTCGGGGAGGATAAATCCATCCTCCGGCTGCCCCAGCCGCAGCTGTTCGGCCCCCCGGTCCTGCCGGGGATTCGGCTGCTCCTCGGCCTTGATGTCACCCTCTTCGGAAGCTTCCTTAACAACGTTCAGCTCGCCGTTCTCCGCTGTCCCGCTGCCGGAAGGCTTCTCCCGAAGGCTTTCCGGCAAGTCGTTCTCGATTTTCTCCAGCCATTTTTCCAGAACGCTGACCAGCTTCTTCTCGCGGGGCTCTTTTTTGGGGAACTCTTCCAGCTTCTTGTAAAAAATGGCGACGGCGTCCCACAGGGCCTCCTGCCGAGACCGAAAGGGGATATCGAACACTGAAGGGAGAGAGCCGGAGCCATGGCCATACCCCTCTACGCACACGGCGCGGAACCACAAGGAACCATCCAGCACCGAATCCAGAAGAATCTGGTTACCGCCGTTTGCTGGTCTGCCGTAAGACTTTGGCATAATGCATTCCAGGACCTCGGGATGATCGGAGATGATAGGCGAAGGATTGTTGTCGTCCTTGTCGTCCTCGAGCCCGAACAGTGCCCTCAGTTCAACCAGGGCTCTCGACCACTCCTCCCTGTGACCCGTGTATACCAGGAGTCGCAGTCGCTGAGCTTCTTCAATGATTTTTTCGATGTCCTGCATGCTCCGCCCCCCCCCGTTTGCTATAATGAGCGGCAGGGGGCCGCTATCCCCCTCGCCACTCTGGTTTTTCCTTCCAAGGCCGTCCTCGAGGGCGGCCTTCCTATAAAACTTCCCGATCTGGGGATGGAAAAAACATCGCCCCGCACCGCTGCAGCTCGGCTGCACCCACCCTGGCCAGCATGCAGAGCGCCTTGGAAAAACTCTCGGCGCCGCACTGTTCCCGGTACAGAAGGGCGGCGTCTCGCACGTCGGCGTCCAACATGATTCTGGATCGCACGCGGTTTTTACTCATCTCCGCCCTCCGCAAGCTCAACCTCCAGTTCTTTCAGGGTCGTCTTGAAATCCCGCCAAGCCTCACGATTCTCTTTTCTCAAGAACAGGATGTAAAAGAAGAAGATGGCGCAGACCCCACTGAACACGTGACATAACATTTCAACCAGCATTTTTGATTTCCTCCATCAGCCCCCGCACCTCGCCCCATCCCACACGAAGCGCCCAGCACCACCCCAGACCGACAAAAACCTGCTGCAAGACGTACGCCCACGTCCAGTGTTCCATCACGCGTCCTCCTCCTGCGGCAAGCGTCCTACGACCTGCTGCCTCTCGATCCAGGCGTCCAGCATCCGGATGTCGTACCGCACCGCACCGCCGATCTTCAGGTACGGGATGGGCACGAGCCCTCCCTTCTCCAGTGCGGCCTTGAACGTCTCCTCGGTGTAGCGCAGCGGTGTTTCGCCGCGGAGGGAGCGTATCGTCCGGCCGGACAGGTTCAGGTATGCGGCTGCCTGCTCCTCGGCCAGCAGCCGCGGCGTTACCGGGGCTACGGTCTCCTTGGTCCTCTCCGCGTTGGTCTTTCGCTTCATTTGCCCTCGCCCCTTCCTCGCCCTCCCATCGCGGTACAATGACCGCGGGGAGGAGGTGATTCAAATTGATGTCTGAGCTTGTAATGACCCACTGCCCCAACTGCCCGAAAGGGCGTGCTTCCCCGAACTCTTTGGATGGCGAAAAATCGATGTTGGTTCCGACTTCACGGGGAAACAGGGGTTAATTCAAGCCATCGAGGTGTATTGCCAGAACTGCCGTTGTACGCTTTCCGTCACTCCGATTCTGAAATAACCGAGGATGTGTTGGGGCAGCCGTTTTTCAGCGCCTGCACGGAACGCAACCACTCGCTGGCGACACTGAGGATACGCTCTTTCTCGGCGTCGCCTCCTTCCGAGGTTCCCTCCGCTTGGAAGCTGAGCTGCCATAAAATTTCTTCGATCTGGATATTCCCCACAATGTCTATCTGAAATTTCATCACGCTCCCGCCGCCTTCCACTTCTCCTGCTGCGCCCAGGCCTCGTCAAACCGCGCGGCCATTTCGTCCAGCATCAGCTTTTTTGCCTCCTCGCGCTCCAGGTTCGCGGTCTTGATGTTGACCATCGCGGCGATGCGCTGCGGCGAGACGGACATCACGCGCTGCTCCGGCGCGTTTGCCGCCATGTTCAGAACCTCCATTCTCAAATCCCCCTCTCTGTCGTAAATCAAGGTGAACTCCCGTGTCTCCTCCGCCGGCCCGTTCAAAAGCTCCGCCTCGCTGACACCAAGGACCTCGCAGAGCCTGACGATCTCGGAGGCACGGGGCTCGCGCTGGCCGGACTCCCAGCGGCGGACGGAATCGATGGAGCACTTTACTGCCTCAGAAAGTCGAAGCTGAGTTAATCCAGCCCTTTCTCTATAATGCCGTACAGCATTTTTTATAATCCCCACCCCCCCCAACAAAAAAATATTTCAGCCTACACGAGAATAATAACACGCCATTCGGCATTGTCAATAATAATTAATGCTATTTGGCATTCTAATTAATGCCGTTCTGCCTCTTGATTTGCTCTATGCCGAATGGCATGATTCTTTTAGGTGAAGATGGCATGATTTCAAAACGTATTGCTATGGCACGGAAAGGGAAAGGTTGGATTCAAACTCAGCTGGCAGAGGCTCTTGGGGTGTCCGTAGATACTGTGCGTCGCTGGGAGCAGGGAAAGAGAACCCCCGATACCGACATGCTCCAAAGGCTCGCTCGAGCCCTTGACACCTCTACAGGTTATCTCCTGGGCGAGACCGACGATCCTAAGCGTTACTCGAGCAGATTGTCGGAATTGGTAGGAACCGATGGGAATGAGTCCTCTCTTCTTATAACATCGAAACATGGCATCTCCGGGAGTTCCGAAGCGGAGAGTCCGTTGCCCGAATCCAACGTTCGGCTGCTCTCTGAGCGGATTGTGGAGATCCCCGTTTACCCTATTTCCGCCTGCATGGGGAAGGGGTTCGACAATGAAGGAGAGGCGTGTGCGGCCATCGATACCTTGTATCTCTCACGCGACAGCGTGGGGATTGACGCTCCCGAAAGACCCTTTGCCCTGCTTGTTGAAGGGAACTCGATGAGCCCAGCCATTGAAGATGGAGAACGAATTGTCGTGAACCCGAACATTACGCTTGGGCGCGGGGATGTTTGCTTGGCTCGTATTCGCTCAAACGGATACTTGCGGGATGCAGTTAAGTTCTATTTTCCAAGGCCAGGCGGCGGGTGCATTCTCAAATCGTCGGAAACAAGTGGAATTCCACCATTGGAATTCACACCTCAAGAAGTAAAAGACAACGACGTGGTTATTGTGGGCAGGGTCGTTTACGTCGACACAGGGCGAAAGATTTGAAGGGCGAAGGGAAGGGTGAGGGGTCGTGGCTTCGGAAACGGTGGAAAGCGTTCTGAAGAATATCAACCAAGACAACAATGGAGGAATATTTCTTCCGTATGTCCAGCGAGACTTTGTCTGGGAGAAGAAGAAAATTTATTCTCTGCTCGATTCCCTCATGCGCGGATATCCGATAGGCACGATCCTCACATGGGAAACGGATGAAGCCATTGATTACCGCCCTTTTGTTCGTGACTACAACGAAAACTACGACTTTGACGAGACCGTCAAGGAAGGGGAAAGCGGGGTCAACAGGCGCTATGTCCTCGATGGGCAGCAACGACTCCAAAGTCTTTTCATAATCAGAGAAGGCTCTTATGACGGTGGCGTTCTTTTCTTCGACCTCAACAGCAATCCTGATACTTCGGCTTATTCTTTTCAATTCCACTCTAAGACCTATAAAAAGCCAGGATGGCTGAATGTCCCCGAGTTTCTGGCGATGAATTTCAAGGGGCTTACTTCTCTTGATCTGGAAGATGCGGGGCTTATACCCGACTGCGGCAAAGACAAGGATAAGCGCTCTCGCATGATGAAAAATGCTCTGAAACTTTACGATGTTCTAAAGACAAAAAAGAACATCCCTATCCAAAACCTCGCCTCGACAGATGATATCGGAATGGATGATCTTGCCGAGATATTCGTCCGCATCAATTCCGAGGGAGTTGTCCTTGAAAAGGCCGACCTCATCATGGCTCTTCTCAGGGGAAAGTGGCGGAGGTCTAATAAGAACATCGGCCAGCTTGTTAATACGATTCGGGCGAGGGGATTCAACAATCCCAAAGACTTTATTCTCCAGTGCTGCGTCGCCATGTTAAGTGGGAAGGTTCCGGGGAGGGGGACGAAAAACGGGCTTGCGCAGTTGTTTGCAGACCCCAGGGTTCAAGATAACCTGGAGGGGAACATCGCTAAAATCAGCGAGGCTATCATGGACGTCGTGTCTTTCATAGCGGAGTTTAGCTTCCTCCCCCCCAGCAAAATCCCGACATACAACCCGATTCTCATTCTGGCCTGTTACCGATATGCCCATGGGCAGGAGGCTTGGAAGGGGATAAGGGATAAAGCAAAGGCTTTCCTCTTCGCCACGCTTTTGACCAAGGCTCTGTCGGGGCAATCTCAAAAACTGATGGAGACTCTGCTTGCGCAGGTCATGAGAAACTCCGCCTTCGATCTCTCCGCCATAGAGCGAACCTGCAAAGCCAGCAGGAAGGATATCAATGTCGACATCGATGCGCTTTTGGACATCAAGATTGACGACCAGCTTGCCTTGCTCGTCATGCACCTCGTTTATCAAGGGGTGCCTGGGTACGACCCCAAAACGATGACCGTGAAGGACCACATATTCCCCAAGAGCGAAGTATCCACTTATAAGGTCAACAACAGGGGGAGAAGGGTATACGTAATAAAGCAGTACGACAGTATTGTAAATTGCGAAATGTTGACGGACGAAAAAAACCGAGAGAAGGCGGACCTTCTTCCCAAAGAATATTTTGCAGTCTTACGAGAAAAAGGGGAGCTGCATGACTTCTTGCAGTTGCATAGGATTCCAGAACCCCAAGCTGGCGCTATCAACATTTGGGATATACATTTCTTCAGGGAGTTCCTTGAGCAACGACGCGGGTGGATACGAGGGTTTATTGACCAAAACCTCCAAGGACTTGTCAGCACTAAGGTTAAGAGAAGAAGGACAACCAAGGCGACGCCAGAACTTTAATTCTCTCTTGATCTTTGTAAGAGACCCGGAGTTTGCTGAGGCCTACCTCAAGGAAGTCCTGTCCGATGGGGACGTGGTGGAAATTCGCAGGCTCGTTTCTGGGAAGAGGAGGCGAGGAGCTGAAGACAGGACGCCATCATGGCTTGATTCCGCCCCACTCCGCTGGCTGCACGGTTAGAGTGACTTAAGGAGGATCCTCCGATGCCCCTGTGGGATCGAATCGTCTCTCTGTTCCGCTCCACTCCAGCGCCCCGCCCTCCACGGCCGCAGGTTCATGGTCGCGTGATCTGGGGCGATATCGATGACCCCGCATCTCCCGTTCCCGAAGCACTTCCTCCGGCCTCCGAGTTGGAGACGCCGGCCCCGGAGTCCGGAAAGGTGAAGGCGCTCGTCGGAAAGCCGGCCGTTTCCTTGCCCCTCCCGAATACCGACAAGGTTGAGGAGCCCTCTTCAGGAGAAGAACCTCCCAGCACACAGGAGCTCAACGAACTTTTATGGGGAGATAAGGCTCCCCCTTCTCGTCCCGCGCATCGGACCCCCGCCCCGGCGCCAGATCCCGCTCCGGTGGATGTCCGTTTCCTGTCCTATTTCTCGTGGCTCGAGGACTCCCCCGGATACGCCGAGTTCTCCGGAACCGTCGAAGGGGCCGATCCGCTCCTGTGCCCGATCTGCCACACGCTCGTCCTGAAGGAGGATCGGCTGCCTCTGCAGTCCCCCCAGGCGGTTCATCGCTCCTGCTATCAGAAATACTACGACGCCTTATCGAAAATCACTTCGGTCGAGTCCGCTCGAGCCTTGTTTGCCAGGGAGCCGAAAGCCCTGCACTGCGTCCATTGGATTCACGAACACTGGCCCACCTATCCCCCGGATTGGGATAACCGGCGCGAACGTGTTTTGAAGCGGGCTGGATGGGAATGTGAAGAGTGCGGGGAACGTGAGGACGAGCTCGATGTCCACCACAAAACACCCATCGCGCAAGGCGGGCTGCATTCTCCGGACAACCTGATCTGTCTTTGCAGGGATTGCCACGAGAAGGTGCATGGACGGACTTTGGGAGCTCCGTCGCCGGCGGTAAAAAAGGAGAGCGCCTACTCTCGCAGGATGGCCTTGCTTGCGGAGGCGATGCGGGACGGGACGGCAGTCCGCTTTCATTATCGAGATCAGAAGGGGGAGGAGACCGACCGGGTTTTCTCGCCGAAGGCATGGGAGACCCGCCACGGCGTCCAGTGCGTCAAAGGATATTGCCACCTCCGCAAGTCCAATCGTACCTTCATCGTCCGACGCATGTCGAAGGTGGCCGCTGGGGAGGCAATCATCAGTCATCTGGCACCCGTTACCCAACCCCATAATTGCCATCGCAATGGTTAGTGATTATTTGCAGCAAGAGTTATATGCTATCAAAATAACTTAGCAGATCTTTATAATACTGAGTACCCTTAGAAGGAAGATGTTTCGCCATTTCTTCTTGAAGCCATTGTGCCCGACAATATAGCTCTTTGTTTTTCAATTTCTGGGGGAGGGATATGAAATAGAATTTAAGAAGTTCATAGGCTCCAATAAATTCGGAGAATAAGTGTTGATCAATCGCCTCTGCCGTTTTCTCGGTTAATTCCAAAAACTTTATTAATTGATGGTGTGAAGTGCCGTTAGGTTCTTCTGTTACAAATTGTGTTGGGACTGAGTATTTTTCTTCCGTTCGCCCAAAGTAATGCCCTATTCGGTTGCGAGATTTCCTTAAATCCTCTAATTGATTACTGTTCTTGATTAAAAAGTCTGGGGACTCTTCGAAAAGTTTTTCGTAACAGCTCTTTCTTTTTCCCCAATTCCCCTTAGTGACGGAGAAAACAGCTTGCTGAAAGGGATATTTTTTTGCATTGAAATTAGAATAATCGCTTTGACGTTTTAGTAAGCTAGCTCCATCTATAGCGTTTTTTGCGTGGAACATAATTCCCGGACTGGACTCTATTGATAGCGCCACAATGCTCCGAAAATACACCTCAAAACAAGAAGAGATAGACATAACCATATTCATTCTCACATCTCTGTTAAAACGCCCATACGACTCCTCCCATGATTGAAAATCTGAAGCAAGACGTCGGTCATGCTCATCTTGGACAATAAAATAATCAATAGGGTTTAAGTTTTTATTTTTTTCAGTCTCCTTTTTTATAAGTTTTTTTATTGTATTTGCAGCAGGAAAATTAGCCCAGTATGAATTGTTTAATTGTGTAATATGTTGCTTAAACAACCTAAAGGCCATTGACTTTTCACTTGGCGTTCCCCATCTAATATCTTTGCCTTGATTTGTATTTGTCATTTTATCCTCCAAAATTTAAGTATAACAACTCGTTCAGGATTTGCTAAACCATAATCAATCCTAATCCAGCGCCTCCACCGCGCGGGCCTTCGCCTCGGGCGCCAGGTGCGCGTACCGCAGCGTCATCTTCAGGTCCGCGTGCCCCAGCAGTTCCCTCACGGTATTGAGGTCAACGCCGGCCATGACCAGCCGGCTGGCGAAGTCGTGCCGCATGTCGTGCCACCGGAAGCCCTCGATGCCCGCGTCCTTCAGCAGGCGCTCCCACGCGCTCTTGCAGTTGTCCATCATGCCGCCGCTCTTGGGGGAGGGGAACACCAGCCCGTCGCCGTTCCCCCGCGTCTGCTTTTGCCAGGCGCTCAGGGCCTCCCGTGCCGTCCGGTTCAGGGGGATGCGGATGGTCTTGCCGCTCTTGGAACTCGCCGCCCGGACGGTCAGGATCGCCTCCCTCATGTTGAGGTCGCTCCACCGAAGGGCGAAGAGCGAACCTTGCCGGATCCCCGTGTTCAGCGACACCAGGATCATGGGCTTCAGGTGGTCGGCAAAGGGGACCTTGTCGAGATTGGGAAGGGGTGTCTTCCCGCGCGCTTTCAGCCATTGGTTGTATCGGGTTCGCTCCTCCCGCAGGCGCCGTTCCCTCGCATCGAGGGCCTCGAAAAGCCGCTCCCGTTCCTCTCCGGAGAGGTAGCGGACACGATGGTCGGACTCGTCCCGCAGCATCTCCAGCCTGGCCAGGGGATAGGCCTCGATGATTCCCCGCTTGTACGCCCAGTTGAGGGCAGCCCTGAGGGCGGTCACCTTCCGGTTGATGCTGGAGGACTTCAATCCTCTCCGAGTCAGTCCCGTCCTCCAGGCCTCGACGTGCTTGACGGACACCGCCTCCAGCTCCAGGTTCAGAAGATCGGCAAAGGATTTTTTCAGGATAGCCACGGTGGACTCGCCGCTTCGGCGGTGCTCCATGACCCAGGGCCCATAGATGTCGTCGATGAACTGCCCCAGGGACATCTTGTCTCGAACCTCGGGCTTTTCGTAGGGGGTCTCGCCTCGAGCCAGGGCTGCGAGGAACTCGAGGGCAGCGTTGCGGGCCTCGGTGACGGAGAAGAGGTCGGCGTCGCCGAGCTTATGATGTGCGGACCTGCCGTCCGGACGTCGGTAATAGACGTACCAGGTTTTTTTGCCGCCGGCCCCGACATAGAGTTGAAGGCCGCGCGTGGCGGAGTCGGAATACCAGACGCCCTTGAGAGAAGCATCCGGCTTCACGGACAGGAGAAAAGATTGGGTGAACTTAACCTTTGGCAT